GGAACTGGGTCGCCCAGAAGATCGGCGGCACTGTCGGTCAGGCGATCAGTTGGTCAAGTGACCCGGCTGGTGCGTTGGTTGCCAACGCTCCGCTCGGCGAACTCATCGAGCTGATCCGGGCCAAGTCGGTGCTTGATCAGGCCGGTGCGACGGAGATCAGTCTGCCGCCCAACGGCAAGATCGACTTCCCCCGTCACACCAGTGGGCTGACCGCCTATTGGGTTGGCGAGAACGCGGCGATTACCGCGAGTGAGATGGGAACCGACACCCTCTCGCTGACAGCCAAGAAGCTGGCTGGGTTGGTCAAACTTCCCAACGAGTTGATCCGCTACGCGACGCCGAGCATCGAGGCGTTCGTGCGGGACGACCTTGCTACCACGCTCGCACTGAAGGCCGACCAGACCATGCTGGACGGCAATGCCTCCTCGACTGCACCGGGAGGCATCATCACGACGAGCGGCATCAACACTGTGCTGGCGACAACTGTCGCCACCAACGGTGACACGTTCGGTCCGAAAGATCCCGGTCGGATGGCGGCGGCGATTCTTGACGACAACTTCGACACGAGTACCGCAGCATACTTGATGCGGCCAGAACTGTTCGTTGGTCTCTACAACTCGCGTGCCGATTCTGTCAGCGCGGCTGATGGGCTTGGTCCGTTCCTGTTCGCGACGAACCGGGGACAGATCGAGAACGGACTGCCACCGCGTCTGTTCGGTCATCCGGTCTACGTTTCGACGCAGGTCAACAACGTCCGCGCAAAGGGGAGTGAAGACGACCTGACCTACGTCCTGTTCGGCGTGTTCAAGGAGTGGATGATCGCTCGGGCTGGCGTGCTCGAGTTCGCCACTTCGACGCAGGGCGACACGCCGTTCGCGAACGACCAGACTTGGGTGCGGGCGATCATGTCGATGGACGCGGGCGCACGACACGCCAAGGCGTTCGCCCTCTGCGACGAGTTGAACAACAGCTAACCGACCGAGTGAACGAGCGAGCCGGTCGCGGGACGCCACAGCCCGCGACCGGCAGACTCGCACGGAGATTCTGATGGCAGGTAAGGCCAAGGCCAGCGCCGAGAAGAAGCCGAAGGCGTCGAAGAAGGACGCGGAGGTTCTGGTTCCGACCCGGTACACGATCCCCCCCGAACCGATGAGCCGGGCCAAGACCCTCGAGTACGTCGACAAGCTCAAGAAAAGCCTCTGAGGCTTCGACATCCAGCCAGCGGGACCGGGCGAGGCGGCGGTAGTCGCTGTCGCCCGGTGTCGTTGAAGGACCAGCCCGATGGCACTGACGACACTGGCCGACCTCAAGACCTATCTCGGCATCACCGATACCAGCGAGGACACGCTGCTAAACCTGTTGATTGCTGACGGGGACGCGGCGATTCTTGGCTACATCGGCCGGGCGATCGAGCAGGCCACGCTGACGGAATACTACAGCGGCGACAGAACACAGATGCTGGTGCTGCGGCAGCGACCCGTCACAGCGGTGACTTCGGTGCATGTCGACGACAGCGGCTACGCCGGGCAGGCTGCCGGGGCATTCGACAGCACCACCGAGTGGACAGCGGGCGAGGACTTCTACATCCGCACCGAGGTCGAGAACGAATCCAACACCGGGGAACTGGTGGCGATCAAGGGTCCGGGCACGTTCACGGCGGACGGTGACCCGAAGACATGGGGCGAGTGGCCGAACGGCACGGGTAATGTGAAGGTGATTTACACGGCAGGATACGCGACGGTGCCGAGCGACCTCGCGGCAGCGTGCCGGATTCTGGTGGCGTGGATGCGGGCCAGCCGCGACAACGGGATGCCGGTCAAGTCGGAGAGGCTTGGGTCGTACTCGTACACGCTGCTCGACGACACGGGGATCCCCGAGCTGGCGACGATCAGGGGCATCTGCAACCGCTACCGGAACATGATCCTGATATGAGCCTGATCGGACTACTGACCCAACGGGCGACGATCCAGCGGTGGACAAGAACGGTCGACGACTATGGTGAGATTGCCCCGTCGTGGTCTGACTCGTCGACCGATGTGCCGTGCCTCGTGCAGCAGAAGAACGGCCGGGTCGCGATGGGCGACGCTGGTCGGGAGTACGAGTTTAGTGCGGTGGGATTCTTTCGGCCCGGTGTCGACATCCAGCCGCAGTCGTCGGATGACTCCGACGGCGACAGGATCGTGGTCGACTCGGGAACGTATCAGGTGCGTGGCGTGGCTGACGAGACGGGCAAGAACAAAATGCTGACCGCCTATCTGGAGCGTGCCTGATGATCACAGCGACTGTAAAATGGGTGGGCGCGACGAAGTTGCGACATCTCGCCAAGGGTGCGCCCGAGAAGCTGACGAAAGACCTCTACAAGACGATGGCTAAGATCGGGACGGTGTGGGTGACTGGTGCGCGGCGGCGCGTCCCGGTCAGCACCAGCCGGAAGTCCCGCAAGACCGGCAAGACTCTCAAGGGAGGGGGAAGGCCCGGTGCGTTGCGGCAGTCGATCAGGTTCGAGGTTGTCCCGGGTGGTCCGAGAACGACGGAGCTTCATGTCGGCTCGAATCAGAAGTACGCACCGTTCGTCGAGTTCGGGACGGCCCGGATTGCCAAGGGGGCGGTGAAACGTCTGGGGCTGGGTCCAGTAGCTGACGCGGAGGCGATCAAGATGTGGCCCGCATTGGCAGCCCGTGGTGGTGAAGCTCAACAGATGCCGTGGCTGCGACCGGCGTGGGCTGAGATCGAAACAGAGGTCATCGCGATGATGTACAAGTTGCTGGGTGGCTCCCTGAGGCCGGTGCGCTGATGGCCGACTTGTCAGAAGTCTGGAAAGGCATCCGCGACATCCTCGTTGACGACGCGACGCTGGTGGCGTTGCTCTCGTCGGCGTCAGCAGTCTACGAGCGTGACCCGCCGATCGAGCCGGACTACCCGATGCTGACACTGTGGCAGGTCGACGACGGTCCAGACAATGCGCTGACCGGCTACGGCGAATTCAACTCGCTGTTGCAGATCGATGTATGGAGTACCTCGCCCAGAACGAACGAGCAGATCAAGAGCCGGATGGATGAGCTGCTGGAGATCCCGCGAGTAGTGACGACGCAGATCACGACCACGAATTACAATGTGACGAGCCTGTCTAGGCTAAGGGCGACATTCGTTGGTACAATCGAATTCGAGGATGACGGCAAACGCATTCGACACCTCGCGACGGAATGGCGCGCGAAGATAAGAAAAACCTAAACGGGAGATGGACAGATGGCAGCAGACGTTTCAAAAGTCATCGGCGGGCCTGCGGATGTGAAGCTCGGGGCTGACGGTGCGGAGGCGGTGATCGGTCACACGACTGGCGGCATCACCGCCTCGATCACACCGCAGAACCGGGAACGCATCGTCGACCAGTACGGGTCGACCGCTGTCGCCATCATCCACACCGGAGACGAGGTGCGGATCACCGTGCCGTGGGCCGAGTGGACCGCCGCGACGCTCAACGAAGTGTACGATCCCGGTGTGGATGCCGGGTCGTTCAAGGGCATCGGTCGCTCGGCGGGCTACATCTACACGGTGCAGTCGATGGTGATCCTGCCGTACCTGACTGCCGACGCCGCGTACAAAGTTCAGTTCTACAAGACGACGCCCATCGGCGAGGTCAGCATGGGCTTCAACAACGACGACGACCGGATCCTCGAGGTCGAGTACGCGGCGGTCGCCGACACCACCGAGACAGACGGGCAGCTGCTCGGGAAGCTGTTCATCAGCTAACGTAGCCGCTTGAACGGATTACCCTCCGTGCGATACGCTAGTCGGGTTGGACCCGGCTAGCGTATTCGTTTTGGGAGGGTGAGATGGCGAAGGACAAGGACGGCGGGCGCCCGACGAGTCTCGATGTGATTCTCTCGGATGGCTCGAGCGTCACGGTGGGGCCGCTCAACTGGGCGGGCTACAAGAAGCTAAAAACGCGGGTGGTCGAGAAGCTGGCCGACCGGGCGTCGGTCGTGTTCGCTGACGAGGAATTGATGACGAAAGGCAACGCGGTGATCGTTCCGCTGATGGCCGCGCTCGACGATGTGCTGGCAGACAGCACCCCGGAGTTCGTCGCATCCTGCGTCGAGAATCAGGACTCTCTCAAGTCAGTCGATCACCCGGTGGACTGGTTGCGGCTTCGACAGGCTGGCGCCGAGGTGAACAACCTTGAGGAGCTGCTGGAACTGGAGGGAAACGCGATCGCCGCGTCAGTCAAGACAGTGATGTCCCGGTTGATGGACGCGGCGAACATGGCGGGCGTTGGTGGGTCTACATTGAATCCCAGCTTGCCTCTGCCTACGGCTGGAGCATCAGTCAAATAAACCGGGTTCCGTGGATGGAGGTGTTCGACCACCTCGAGGAGATATTCCGATTCAGGGCAGAGCAGATGCAGTGGCGAGTCGCGGCGGCGACGTACCCGCACACCGACAAGTCTGGTCGGCGCAACATCCAGTCAGCGATCTCGTCGTATCACCAGATGAAATTCCATCCCGGCCGTCGGAGCGACAAGCAGTCACGTTACGATTCGATGACCGACGAGGAGAGGGTGATGGCGGTCGGCAGCGCCATGTCGGCCGAGGGCGTCGGATGGCTTGACCGTCGATCGTACCAGCGGGAGTGGCTCGTCGATAAAGGCATCTCGCCCGAGATGGCCGTTGCCCGGTATACTGAATGGCGGACTAGAGTAGACGGAGATAAGCCAGATGGCTGACACGGTCACGCTCGTCCTCGATGCGACGACCGTCACGCTCAACGGTCCGGTCGGGGGCCAGCCAGTCGAGCCGACAGCGCGGTTCGTCAGCGGCAAGACCGTGAACGGGACGCGCTACGCTTACCAAAAAAACCAGATCACGCAGAGCATCTGGGCGCTCCAGTTCAACGACCTGACCGCCGCGCAGAAGACATCGCTGCTGACATTCTTTCAAGACACGGCCAAGGGGCCGACCAACACGTTCAGCTACACGCACACGGACGGCACGGCCTACACGGGCGTCAGGTTCGCCGAGAGCGTGCTGCAATTCCAGCGGCTCGACAGCGAGTTCTTCACCTGCCAGATCCGGCTTGAGATGGCGCAGAACATCGACACATAGTAGGGCTAGGCATGGCGACGATCACCGAACTGGTTGCGGTGTTCAGTGCGAACACGACGGCGTTCACGGCTGCGATGACCAAGGTCAGCGCGCAGGTGACTCGCCTCCAGACTCGAAGCGTCGCTGCCGGTCAAGCAATCGGTACGGCGTTCGCCCGCATGGGGCTGGTCGCCACCGCTGCCACGGCTGGGGCCATCGTGCACTTCGCCGCGTTCGAGAAGCGAATGGCCGGGGTGAAGGCCGTGACCCGGGCAACCGGCAAAGAATTCGACGCGATGAAGAACCTCGCGAAGCAGATGGGAGCGACGACCGAGTTCACCGCGACGCAGGCGGCCGAGGCGCTTCAGGTGATGACGATGGCCGGGCTATCGGCGGAGGAAGCGATGATCGCCTTGGCTCCAGCGTTGCAGCTTGCGTCCGCTGGCGAGATTAGCATTGCCGAGGCGGCCGACATCGCCGCGAAGACGATGCGGGCTATGGGACTCGATGCCGAGGACTTGACCCGGATCAACAACGTGCTGGCCGGGGCGATGACTTCGGCGAATACGACGATGTCCATGCTGGGTGAGGCGTTGAAGTTCGTGGCTCCGCTGGCGGCGGCGACCGGCACCAGCATCGAGGACACGGTTGCGTCTCTTGCCAAGCTGGCGGACGCTGGCTTTCAGGCGTCGTTAGGTGGCACCGGACTTCGGATGGTCATGGCGAAGCTGGCGGGATCGACTCCGTCGGTGACTAAGAAGTTGGCGGAGCTGGGGATCACGACCCTCGACGCGGCGGGCAACATGCGGCCGCTGTTCGATCTGATCAGGGAGATCGGTGCCGCCGGTCTGACGAGCGGCCAGATCATGCAACTGTTCGGTGCCCGAGCCGGACCGCAGATGCTTGCCCTGTTGCAGGTCGGAGGCGACGAACTGGAGCGATACTCGAAGACCTTGAAGAAAGCCCACGAGGAAGGGCTGGCCGCCGAGATTCAGCAGACGAAGCTCAACACGATTTGGGGCCAGTGGAAAATTATGATGTCGGCGGTCAGCGGCGTCGTGATCGATGCCGTTGACGGGATGACCGACACGGTCCGCGAGATGCAGAAAAACTTTATTGGGTTCTTCGATGACATGGGTCGGCGTTCCAAAGTGGTCGACGGGCTTCGGGTGTTTCTCACTCGGACGATAGCGGTCGGAGTGAATTTCACAAAGTGGCTCAGGGAAGCAGCCCCGGCAATCGGGTCTGTATTTGGTGCAGTGGGAAACGTGGTCGGAGCCATCGCAAAATTCATTGCGCAAGAGCCGGGGATCTTGGCGGCGATGCTGGCACTCAAAGCGGCGTCATTGATGGGAGTCACCGCCGCGCTGAAGGGGATGGTCCTTGCGATGTGGTCAGTTGTCACGACGATCGGAGTTGCTCTGCTGCCAGCATTCGGAGCCACCGAGGCCGGGTTCGTGTCGCTCGGTCTTGCGGCTCAGGCAGGGTGGGCACTGGCGACGCTCGGGATCAGTATTCTGATCGGGGCAATTATCGGTCTGGGGATCTTGCTGTTCACGCAGCGCAAGCGCATCAGTGATTGGGTTGGCAGTTTTGTTGGACCGATCAGGGACAGGCTCCAGCCGACGATCAACAAGCTGGTCAAGGCGTGGCAAGACAAACTCCTGCCCGCGCTGCGGCGAATCAGCGATGTCGTGATGGACAAGGTTGTCCCGGCGATGATGCAGGTGTGGGAAACCATTGCTTCCTACGCACTCCCGATCAGCGAGAGGTTCGCTCTGATGATCGTGAACACGTTCATCGTGGTGCTCGGGGATCTCGCGGCAGTGTTCGAGGCTGTGGCGTCTACGATTACGTTTTTCCTCGACAAGATGAAGAGCGCTAAGGCGTTTATGGTCGGCAGGTGGTCACCAGTATTCAAGACATTTGGACTGGTTGTAGACCGCTGGGGAAGGGCGTTCGCCGAGGCCAAGATTTATATCGCAGCGGTGATTATCGTTCTGGAGAAGCTGTACGCGCTTGTCCGAAAGATCAGTCCGGCGATGATGCTCTACGATTCGATTATGGGTAAGTGGAACGACTCCGCGAAGGAGGCGGTGAAGTCAGAGGAGAAATTGCTAGCCAGCCAGCGGGAGGCGAAAGATACGCTGCACGCTACCAACGTGGCACTGGCGCTGGCTGCGCAGCAGCGGGCCAAGCTAGCTCAACAGGCGGTCGATGATCTTGAGAGAGAACAAGCGGCGCAGGAAGCCGTGAACGAAGCGAGGGAGGCAGCGCAGGATTTGGCGGTGAGTAACGTGCCCGGCGCACCGGGAACCGTTGCAGTAGCTGCGGCAACTCCCGGTGCCGCAGCGATGCCCGATGGGGGTGTAGGGGCTGATGCTGACGAGGGGCCGACGGCTGCCGAGACATTGGCGGAAGCCCAGTCCGATGCGTTCTGGCGAAGCATGGAGGAACATT